CCCCGAAACCATCTGGGAAACGATGAAATCCGGAATCCAACATGGAAAAACCACTCTCACCGTCCGCCTGGCTTTCGACTGCTACGATGATACCCACTACGGAAGTTCGCAAGAGCAGCACGCGGCGGAACGCATGGCTTTGGCCGGACGCTTAAACTCCTATTTGCACTGCTGGAGGTTCGACGAATGCGCCACCGTCCTGATACGTCGCACAAGCCGCCAGTTCTCACAACCGGGAGGCATTAAAGTGTATGAAATGGAATATACTACAACAGTAGCGGATGAAATTCAGAACAACGAAAGCTGACGCTTCATCTCCTCCTGACGACGGATAATGCGCGGATCAACGGAAGCGTTGATGATATTGTAGAAAGTCTTTTCGCAGATATGGTATTTCGGCCAGATGTAGCGGCGCAGTATTTCACGATTGCTCAGACCGCTTCGGGCGTGTTCGTCATAGATCCGCACAATGTCTTCCACCCTGAACGCATAGCTGCAACCTGTGATTTTTGTCCGATTCTTCTTCATATCCCGAAATACTGATTGATTATCTGATACAAAAATAATGATAATAGCATTTGGGCACAAATAAATCCGTGCAAAAACAAGGTTTTAATTAGCCGGAGGAATAATAAATAAGTGCTTGGAAGAATAATCTGCAGGTTTATAAATTACCTTTGTACACTTTTTAATTTAAAACATAAATATTATGGTAGAATTTATCGAAACAGTGTCCAATGGAAACAAGGTGATGATCAACCTGTTTCAGGTGCAAATGATCGAACCAGTCACAGACAGTAATCAATGCATAATCAGGTTCGCTTCAGGATCGTTGGAGGATATAGAGGTTGACGAACATTACGATACCTTGGTAAGAAAAATAGGTGCGGTGTCTAAACATTAAAAAAGAAAGCCGCTACATTTATACTTGCAGCGGCTTTTCTTTTATCTGACTATTTCGGTTTCCATTAATTTATATATTTATTCTGATAAATATCTTATTAAACTTTCCTTGTCCCTAAAAAGTCTTTTATCCCATTGTGGATAATTGTTTCTCGGTACACTTAAACCGTCAGACAGCTTATAATACATCAAAAAACTGCGATCTGCATAAGATATTTCAATAGTTATTTTGCTTATAGTAGAATAACAGATATCGTCTCCACTTAGATAGCATACACTATCACCTACATTAAATTCCGTATCTATAGTCATATCTCCATTGTTATTCGTTAATAGACATTTTTTTAATATGCGCAAAACAATCATCCATAGCCTTATCAAAAGCTTCTTGACTTATGATATTTTTCTCAATCCGTTCCACGTATTCACTTGCGTAAGATGCAAGTTGGATACTTGAATCACTATTATTTACATCTTCTCTGTTATCAAAATATACATGGATGCAATCATATACTACTTCATCACCGATTTCATCAGAATTTACCCTAACTATTGCTGTAATTTTTTCGTAAGAAGTATGCGCCATGTGAATACATTTTCCAACGAGATATTGATATTTTGCCTTTTTTTTATCGGATTCCTGTTTCTTTAGCTTCTGTATTTCAGCTTCTAATTTCTGTATTCTATTCATTTTTGATTTGTTATACTCCAATTATCTTATCGTTGATACGAAATATGTTGTCACTCACAAAATCGTATATTTTATACATCAGTTCTGGTTCTTGCTTTTCGGGAGAATAAACCATTACCCTTTTACCTGCACCTTTCATCCATCCGGCTTCTGTGTTGGCCGAGCGGCCACAAGGAAGAACCATAACGCAGACATCAGCCCACTGCATACCATTAAAATCTGAATCAAAACCTTTCTGCGCAATTGGGTGATTAAGTGCTTCTTGATATTGTTCAGTTGTCCAGTTCTGCCAATCAGGGTCTATATCAGACCATTGGAAACCACCATTCCCATGTGGGGGATTCTTAAAATCATAGACCTCATGTCCTAAATCACGGAGAATAGCTACAACGTCCTGTTGAAATACATTTCTCCAACTACTTGCTACATAAATCTTTGCCATATTATTATTCCTTTTTGATTTGTTATGATTAAAATGGACTGTTATTGCTGAATACATGAAAAACAAGCTGGTTGAGCTGGTAAGTACCTATATAATCCAATAGATGATTATCAAAATAATGACCAGTCCCGATAGTCCTAATCTTGCAATCAATTATTTGTTTTTCTTTATCATCTACTATTGCCCAAATGCAAGGAACATTATCTTTAATCTGAACAGTTAGTATCTGATATCCAAGCGGCATTTTTACAATTTGCTCATCCTCAACTTTTAGAGGATATTTAAAGATTCTTTTACTCATGTCTATTTCGTTATTAATCAATTATCAAAATTTCCCGGTATGCAATGTCTATCTCATTCGTCTTCTCATTCTCATTGAAACAATAGCAAAGAAACCATTTCAACGTACCTTCATCCTCATATTGTGCTTTCCACATTTTACCATTATAGAGAGCTGACGGTTGAGAACGAGTATAATCCATGAGTATTTCAAAATCAAGTCTACTCATCACTGCATGAGTATCATCAATTAGTATCAGGTAGGTTGGCGGCTGTTGCCAACACATCCCATAAGGATGCGTCATCGATGGAATAATATTATCTTTATTCATTATTGTATTTATTTAAACGTTTGCCTGATGGCAGGCAAACGTCCGGTTATTACTTTCTAAAAAACATATCTCCGCTTATTGATCTTGCCGTATCATCATTCGTCAAGCGAATGTACCTGAAGAAGTTCTGTTCTGTCTTATGCCCTGTAAGTCGCATTATCTCTAGCGTCTTCATTCTTCCTGTCAAATAAAGGTTTGTCGCGGCTGAACGACGTGCGGTGTGACTACAGATTA